TGCAAAAGAACATAGAGCAGCCTGTTGCTAAGAAATCCAAAGAAGTTGTGAAAGTGGAGGTAATTAAAGACAGCCCCGAGGTACTACACTACAGAGCACTGGCAAAAGCCCTTATACCGGAACGTAACGAACAAGAGCAACGGAAAGTTAACTGGAAGTACTTATGCCATATAAGCCCTGATGTAGTAAAATATTTTAGTGCAACAACATAAAGAAACACCCATGACAAACTACACGTGGTCTTACTCGTCTATAGACTTGTTTAAGCAGTGCCCCTATAAGTACTACAGACTACGTGTGGTTAAAGACATCGTGGAGCCGCCGACCGAAGCTATTATGTACGGTAAGGATCTACACAAAGCGGCAGAAGATTATGTGCGGGACGGTACTCCTATCCCAAACAAGTATGATTTTGTTAAGCCGACTTTGGATCGCCTACTGGCAATTGAGGGCGAAAAGCTGTGCGAATACAAGATGGGACTGCGCTATGACCTCAGTGCCTGTGGCTTTTTTGATAAAGACGTATGGTGGAGAGGTGTAGCAGACTTAGTTATCGTTAAGGATGACAAAGCCTACGTGCTTGATTACAAGACAGGAAAGACCGCCAAGTACGCAACCAAAGATCAGTTAGAAATACTATCGTTGGCAGTGTTCAAACACTTCCCTCAAGTAAAAAAAGTTAAAGCGGGCCTGTTGTTTGTTGTTTCAAAAGATTTTGTAAAAGCCGATTATGATAAAGACTATGAAAGCCCCGGATGGTCTAAGTGGGTCGAGCGTACAAAAGAATTAGAAGGCGCCATTAAGAACAATGTTTGGATAAAGAAACCCAACTTTACATGCCGTAAGTTCTGTAAGATCATAGATTGTGAGCACAACGGCAGAGCTCATTAAGGAATAATTATGCCCTACGTAAACAAACCTAGACCCTACAAGCATGAGTACGAGATGCAGAAGAAACGTGGGGAGCATGAAAACCGTATGGAACGCCAACGTGCTCGAAGGAAGCTAGACAAAGAAGGCGTAGATCGTTCTGGTAAAGATGTATCCCATGTCAAAGCACTATCTAAAGGCGGTTCAAACAAAGACGGTGTGCGCCTAGAAGCCCCGTCAAAGAACCGTGCTAGAAACTACAAAAAGAAAAAAGCCTGATTGTATTTAGTGAGTGATGTAAGCGACTAACCCCCGTAAGGGGTAGCAAGACTAAATCAAAATGTCGGTTTAGTCTGATCTGCTATTGGAGAAGAGCCTTGCAAATTATCGACAACAAAGCGTTGTTACTCAAGCTACGCAACCCGAACAGGGTAACGACAGTCATACCTAATTCCAGAAAGATCAGTGAGAACGAAGTGCTAGTCAAATGGGGGCTGGAAGAGGCGCAGGTGCTAAAGAACCTTAAGCTCAAAGATGTTCCTAGCCCCATACTTAGAGACTATACTTGGCCCGGCCTATACAAACCGTTCGACCACCAGAAAGAGACCGCCGGATTCCTATCATTGCACCGTAGAGCGTTTTGTTTTAACGAGCAAGGCACCGGTAAGACAGGTAGTGTTGTTTGGGCGGCGGATTACCTAATGAAGTTGGGCATAATACGTAGGGTGTTGGTGCTGTGTCCGCTATCTATCATGCAGTCTGCTTGGCAAAACGATCTGTTTAGATTCGCTGTGCATCGTACCAGTGCAGTGGCGCATAGTCACTCAAGAGATAAGCGTATAAAGATTGTTAACAGTGATGCTGAGTTTGTAATCTGTAACTACGATGGCTTAGCAATCATAAAAGACGCTGTGAAAGAAAACCACTTTGACTTAATCGTCGTTGATGAAGCCAACGCATACAAAACAACTTCGACCACTAGATGGAAGACATTGAGCAGTGTGTTAAAGCCCGACACTTGGGTTTGGATGTTGACTGGTACCCCTGCCTCACAGTCGCCAGAAGATGCTTTTGGATTGGCAAAAATAGTTAACCCGTCAGGTGTGCCAAAATTCTTTGGGTCTTTCCGAGACATGGTGATGACAAAGATCACGCAGTTCAAATGGGCACCGAAGCTAGACTCTGAAAAAGTTGTCCACAATGTATTGCAACCTGCAATTCGTTTTACAAAAGAAGAATGTCTAGACTTACCAGAAATTACTTACACCAGAAGGGACGTGCCCCTGACAGCACAACAGCTTAAGTACTACGAGACTATCCGTAAGAACATGATCGCCCAAGCCGCAGGTGAAGAAATCACAACAATAAATGCGGCAGTTAACCTCAACAAGTTGCTACAGCTTTCATGTGGTGCGGTCTACTCGGATAGTGGAGAAGTAATAGCGTTTGATGCAGGTACTAGACTGGCGGCGCTAAAAGAAGTTATTGGCGAAGCCTCACACAAAGTGCTAGTATTTGCGCCGTTCAGGCATACCATCGAGATCATTGCCGAAGAGTTAGCCAAGGAAGGCATCAGTGCTGAGATCATCAACGGAGCAGTACCCGCCGGAAGACGCACGGATATATTTCAACGATTTCAAGAACAGCCTGATCCTAAAGTTCTTGTCATACAACCTCAAGCGGCAGCACACGGTGTCACGCTAACGGCGGCTAACTTAATTGTATGGTTCGGACCAATTACTTCCGTAGAGACATACCTACAAGCCAACGCCCGAGTGCACCGCGCAGGGCAACGCAACCCATGTACCGTCGTGCAATTGCAGGGGTCACCCGTGGAAAAAAAGATTTATAAGATGCTGGAGTCCAAGGTAGACATACACAATAAGGTTATCGACCTGTACAAAAATATTCTCGAAACAGATGCTTGACTTTGTACAGTTTTAGTTCTATTATCTATACACAACATAAGGAGAAGAGAATGAGTGATGTAGATGTAGTGATGACGTTAGACCTTGAAAAAAGAGTTAACGCCCGTATTCGAGAAGAACTTATCCGGTGCGCAACGGGTGCTGAAGACATAACTGATATGGGTATTAACGACATTGACGACCTCCACGAAGCGCATAGGACTTTCATCCGCGAACTAGCCCGTAGCGTTTTAGTAATGGTTCGAGAGGATTTGTTTACCAACCCGTCCGTCCTCAGAGAACTCCAACTGCGTTTAGAAGATCTAGACCGGAAGTCAAAAGGGGGGGAATAGTGAGCACCATCACAGCAGACCGCTTGGTCAAGGCGTATATCAAGATACGTGAAGCCCGTCAAGAACTATCAAGACAAGATGCTGACTTAGAACAAAAGCAAGATATGATCCAGTCTAAGTTACTTGAGGTATGTAAAGAGACAGGCGCAGAAAGTCTACGTACCGAGTTTGGTACGGTCACACGCCGAGTAGCAAAAAAATATTGGACGCACGATTGGGAGTCCTTCTACAAGTTTGTAAAAGAGCACGATGCTTTTCCGTTGCTACAGAAGAGGATCTCAATTACTGCCATGCAAGAGTTTCTAGAAGAGTATCCCGACCTACATCCACCGGGCTTAAATGTGGATTCTTCATACGTAGTTTCTGTTCGTCGTAAATCTTAAGGAGATGGTACAAATGAGTAATGATCTTACATTGCTAGATAGCAACTTACCCGCACACTTACGTAACGGTGCCGCACTTGACGAAACAACCCGTGCCCTTATGGGAAGTTCTGAAAGTGGTAAACGTATCTCAATCGAAGGTAGCGTTTGGCGCTTGTTGGTCAACGGTAAAGAAGTTGCACAAAAAGAAGAGCGCACTCTCAACGCAGTTATCGTAGCCGCCGCTCCAAAGGTAGCTCGTACTTACTATGCGGGTACTTACAAGAAAGGCGTAGCCGCGCCCCCAGATTGTTGGTCTGCTGATGGTGAAAAGCCTGACGCTACTGCAACCGCTCCACAGAGCGCATCTTGTGTGGGTTGCCCACAGAACATCAAAGGTTCAGGGCAAGGGGAATCACGAGCTTGCCGTTTCTCACGCCGCTTAGCGGTTGTGTTGGATAATAATTTGAATGGCGACATCTATCAACTCACGCTACCTTCTACGTCAATCTTTGGTGAGGGCGAAGCTGGTAAGTGGCCTTTGGAAATGTACGCAAAAATGATTGGGGCGAAGAATATTCCTATCACTTCTGTTGTTACTGAGATGCGTTTTGATACAGGTAGTGCAACCCCCAAGGTTACATTTAAGCCCGTGCGTTTCTTAGAAGCTGATGAACACGCCACAGTTATTGAGCAGGGCAAAACACCAACGGCACAAAAAGCTATCACGATGACGGTATCCCAAGCTGACGGAGCTACTGCAAAATCTGCACCCGCTATCTCTGCGCCCATTGCTACAGAAGCAACTAAAAAAGTAGAGCAGGAACCCG